AACTTCCCGAAGCAACAGAGCATATTTGACAGTCAGTCTAAATATGCAATAGCTGTTAAAGGAAGACGATTTGGATTAACCAAAGGCGCAGCCAACGATTTCATCAAATGCGCCATAGAGAAGAAATTCAGCAAAGGATTATGGGTAGATACAGTCAACTCAAACATAGACAAATATATAGAGCGTTATTTTATTCCGCACCTTAACAAACTGCCAAAAAGAGTCTGGAATTGGCGAAAGCAGGCCAAGATGATTGTGATAAATGGCGCATATATTGATTTCAGGTCAGCCGATACACCAGAGACAATGGAGGGATTTGGTTATGATAAGGCTTTCCTAAACGAAGCTGGAATAATTTTGAAAAACGAATACCTGTGGGATAATGCGATAAGGCCGATGTTCTGGGACTATCCGAATGTCAAGGTTGTGATAGGAGGCACACCAAAAGGCAAGGGTAAGTTCTACCAGCTTTACCAAAGGGGGCTAGATCAAACGCAAAAGAGCTATCAAGCGTTTCACTTCACTTCGTTCGATAGCCCGTTTGAACACATACATCAGGCGATAAGAGAGGATATGGCCTCAATGCCTGAACAGGTAATTGAACAGGAGATATACGCAAAGTTCTTAGAGGATACAGGCGTAGTTTTTAGGGATTTTCTCTCAATAATGGATGCCATACCTAATAAGCCAATTATAGGGCATAGATACATCATAGGAGTTGATTTGGCTAAAGTTGAGGATTTTACAGTCTTAGCGGTTTACGATACGTTTAACAATAAACAGGTATATCAGGCAAGGTTTAACAAAATAGATTGGGGCATGCAAAAGGCAAGGATTGCCGAGACAGCGAGGCATTTTAACGATGGATCATCTCCTAGGTCTAATCCTGCATCGGTTGTCATTGATGCTACAGGTTTAGGCGATCCGATTGTTGACGATCTGGCAAGGATGGGAATACCAGTTGATCCCATAAAGTTCACAAATGATCAGAAGAGGCAGTTAATCGAGAAGTTGGTAAATTGGATAGAGCTTAAACGAGTTCATTTATTACCTATCCAAGAGACTAAAGTTGAATTGAGCAATTTCACCTATGATATTTCAGAGACGACAGACAGAGTGCGTTACGAGGCACCAGTTGGTTTTTACGATGATATTGTGATTGCACACGCTCTGGCAGTTTGGCGACTTAATGTTAAAGAGAAAGTATTACAAGTTATTCCTAAAACTAGGATTAGATTAAGTTATGAAAGGCAACTTAAAGAGAGGGAGATTGATCAAGGTATTGAAATCCCCACAGGTGAATGGGTTGAGTGGGGAGCGTGAAATTTCAAAAGGCGCTTGGCAAGAAAAGTTAGACAAGGCACTTCTTGACGCATTTGACTTGATGCAGAGGTGTTTATTGGATATGAACTTTATTGTATTAGGTGATGCTGCCAGATGTATCAAGGAGAGAAGAGGGCTTGATTGCAATAAATTGGAGTTTGGTATTGAGAAACGCTATCTAACGCCAGAGGTCATGTCAACTTTAAAAGAGTGGGTAAAAGGGGGACAGTTTGTGGATAACGGATTTAGCTATGTGTTTGAAGGAGTGCTAGTAAAGTTTAAATTCATTAAGAGGAAATATAAGTTCTTCGAGAATCTTGATAGTCAGGTATATATGCCGGAGTGGTATAAAATCGCAAATCCATTCGATAAGTATTGGAAATCCAGATTCTTTGTTCAATAAATATGAATCTACAATTACAACAGGCATTACAAATACTTAAACAGAAGAGAGATCAATTAATGGGAAACATAGATCAAATGGGACAACAAATGATGACGCCACAAGGACGACAAGAGGGAATGGATTTAGCGATGAAGATGGTTACGGGAGGTATGACAATGCCAAAAACAAGTCTTGCTAATGAAGCGCTTTATGGACAAAGAGATAAAATAGCAAGACTTCTTAACCCAAAAAATCTTGGATATATCAGGGAAGGAGTAATAAGAGGAGGAAATACAATACAAGATTGGTCTTCCCTTTCAAATATAGCGAAACTTATCGAAAAAGGAAAAGATACTCCAGAGAATCTTAGATCGGCTATGGAGTTGTTAAAAATGATAGGGTTAATTAAATGACAGAAATAATATTCGGATCAATAATATTTGCTTTAATTAGTGTTATTCTTTACGAGAAGTATGAGAACAAGAAGGAACGATCAAAGCTTATAAATGCTCTATTAGCTAAAACTCCAGAACAATTTAGGGATTTGGAGTTAGCAGATAAAGTTAAGCCAATCGAAACTCCTAAAAAGGCAGAACCAGAGTTTATACCAGAGTCGGAGCTGGATGATAAGAAGTTTGCAGAGATGATTAAAAAGGAAGTAGCATGATATGGATTACTCAACAGACACTTTAACAACTAGACAGATGGGACAGGCGGTTGACGATATGATGTCAATGGTTAAAAACCAACGTTTTCCTTTTGAGAGACGCTGGTATGACAATAACTTCTTTGATGACGGGTATCACTTCCGTTATATGTCAAGAACGGAGAATAAGATTGTTGATCTGTCAAGAGCCTCGACCATCTGGGCGCCAATGCGCTCAATTCCCAAAGCCAGCAGGCAGATCAGGGGGGTTGCAAATCTTGCCGCAGCCCAAAAGTTTGTGCCTATCGTATATCCAGAACGCATATCTCCCTCACAGTATCCCCCAGTTCAAGTTCAAGATCCAGAAACAGGACAACCTATAATGCAACAGAATCCAGAGTTTTTAGAAGCACAGAAAGAGTCCAAAAGAATAGCTCAAGGATCAGGACACTGGATAGAGGAAGAGTTTAAAAAGCTTGAGTTTTCGGAGAAGCTGGCTTTTATGATTATTCTAACTGCCAAGCATGGTATATCTTACCTTCAAATCTGGCCGGATAATATTGATGAGAGCTTAAAAATGATGGTGTTGGATGCTTTTGATATATATACAATAGGTTCGATTAATGAACTTGAAGACGCCCCATTTCTTATTAAAACCAGACCAAGAACAATCGCAGACATCAAAGCTGACGAAAGGTATCCACTGGAACAGGTCTTGCAAATCCACCCAGACAACAGGCATGCCTCCTCTGATATCAAGGAGGCTTATGAAAGAGCTAGGCACGGAGATAGGGCGGGAATGGATCAGGCCGCAACGGTTCTTGAGAAGGAAGCGTTTATTAAAGAATACTTAAATGATAGCAATATGCCACGTATTAGATTGCAGAAAGATGGCGGAGAAATATTAAAGCGAAAGAAAAAGGGCGATCCAGTCATTCGTCAGACATTTGTTGCAGGCAATATCACCTTAAGCGATAAATATTTAAACCTCCCTGGTTATCCGATTGTTGATCTTCGATTTGAACCGGGTTCGCTTTATCAAGTTCCTCTTATTGAACGCTTCATTCCACAAAATAAGTCGCTAGATTTAGTTGTATCAAGAGTTGAAAGGTACTTACATACAATGGTTACTGGTTCTTGGAGCGTTAAGTCAGGAGAACCAACCGAACCAGACAATACGGCAGGCGGCCAGATATTCAAATACAATACAGTTCCTCCTACTCAAAATCCGATAGCTTCAATTCCTCCTTTTGTCTTCAATTTTATGAATTTGCTTGAGAGTTTANTCGAAGAACAGGGAGTAACCACAACTGCATTAGGCAAGCTGCCATCAGGAGTCAAGGCTAATGCGGCCATTGAAACCTTGAAAGAGAGTGAATTTGCTAATCTTACGATACTTCTAGATAGAGTAAAAGGAGTTGCTAAAAGAACAGCCGAGAAGATGCTTGATTATGCCGATGATTACTTCGTAACCCCTAAAACCGTCTACTACATGGAGAAGGGCGAGCCACAATACTTTGACATTATAGGAGCTTCTGCTATGGAAAAGCGACAGGATCTAAAAATTGACACAGAACCCTTAAATGCAATACCAATCAAGCGTGATTATAGAGTAGATATTGAGGTTGAGAGGGGATTGGCCTATACATATCAGGGTAAGAAGGAGGCGGCAAAAGAGCTTGGTGATTATATGATTCAACTCTCACAATTGGGCTTGGTTGATCCAGAAGTAGTTAAGGTCTATTTGAGAAAACTATTGGAAGTTTACGGATTTGGAGCTTCAAACGAGATCATGGAGGCTATGGAGCAGTACACGGCAGCAGGACAGTTGACCGAAGAACAGGTGCAGACTATAAAAATTGCGGTTATAGAAGTGATGAAGGATATGCAAAAAGCTGGAATCTTGCCAACGATGGAGCAGAGGATAGAGGAGGGCAAGGTTGCAACAGCGGAGGCTATTCGAGACACAGGTTTAGCCAGCAAAAAGCCTCAAGAGATGATTGATCCGCAGGAGCAGGCTAAAAAAGATCAAGAAATGGCTCATTCTGACGAAAAACATCAAATATCTGTGCAAGGAGCGAAACAAAAACAGACAATAGAGGCAATGAAAGCGGTACAAGACATAAAATTGAAGGATAAAATGGCTAAATCACAGGCCAAAATGATGAAAGGAGGTCAAAATGCCGATAACAAAGACAGGAAAAGAAGTAATGAGTAATATGATGAAAGAATACGGAGCAGAAAAAGGAAAACAAGTATTTTATGCCTCAATTAACGCAGGCAAGGCTGGTAGCTCGAAATGGCACGGCAAAAAGAAAAAGAAATCGTCTGGTAAAAGTTATGACCGTGAACATATTAAATTGGCAAGGAGGATGATGAAATGAAAAAATTAGTTTTTTTAGAATACGCTTTTATCTTTGGGGACGATACCTTTGATAATCTCTATGACTTTGAAAAGTTGTTATCTCAAGTATTCAAAGTTAAGGGTTACGAGGCACGGATTATTGACGCCTTGCGAGGATCGGTTGGCAGGCGTGTAATCTATGTCCAAAAGAATACCGATTTGTTAACCAAAACCACAGAAGCCGATAAGGCTAGAATTACAGGAGGCAAAAAAATATGATAGATAGACCTATTTCATCTGGAGCCCATGAAGATGGCGTAAATCAGCAGTTTTCAATTATAGGAGTACAGGGAACTTTGGGTACTGCGGACACTGGAGGTACAGCTAATACAATTCCTATTGGTGCAAATCCGGCAACTGGAGCAATGTATGTTCAGGATTTATCAGGAGCCTCTGGAACGACTAATGTTTTAGTTGTCGGAGGAACTTTAAACGCAGGTACAGTTACCGTTGGATCAATCTCAAATATTGGTCAAATTCACAATGCGGGGACATTGGCGGCAGGCGATAATAATGTCGGAAATGTAGACATCGTAACTATTCCTCAAGTGTCAATTGGAACATTGCCTACTTTAAATCTCACAACGGGTACAATAACAACAGGTTCTTTGAGTAATTTAGCTATGCTCCATGCTGGTACTTTGACCACACTTCCTCAAATATCAGTGGGCACTTTACCAACGCTTAATTTGACCACGGGAACAATTACGACAGGATCATTGACTAATATTGCACAAGTCCACAATGCTGGAACTCTCGCCGCTGGAGCAAATAATATCGGTGACATTGATGTTGCAACAGGCACAGTAACTTTAGTTTCTACCGTAACCACTCTTTCAAATCTAACTAATGGTTCTGTTCGTATGACTGTAGGCACTTTAACTACAGGATCACTCTCAAATGTTGCGATGCTCAATGCCGGGACAATTACTTCTGTAGGTTCAGTTTTAGGAATAGGGGGAACGGTTACAGTTACGGGTGGAGGTGGCGGTGTTGAATATGAAGAAGGAACGTCAGTGGGGACATTTACTTTAAAAGCCATAGGTTATGAGGATGCCGGTGGCACTTTACGACTTCCTTCACCAACTAATCAATTGCCAGTTGTAGCTACTGGTACAGTTCTTAATACGGGAACAAATGTAAATTTAGTAACTGGAACAGTTACGACAGGTTCACTCTCGAACGTGGCGATGTTAAATGCCGGTACGGTTGTTCAAGCGTCAGGTACAACTACATTAGTTTCTACGGTTACAACTCTTTCTAATTTAACCAATGGAAGCGTAAATGTCCTTACTGGAACTATTCAAAATAGCGGTACTACAACGGGCGTAGGAGTGGTATCAGCCTTAACTGTTGGAACAGTTGGCGGTAAGGCGGCAAGCGGTGCTGCAGCTGTTGCCAATCCAGTATTAATAGGTGGGACTGATTCAGGTGGAACAGTCTATGTGCCATTGGTTAATTCAGCAGGAGCCATGTCAGTTACAGGAGCTTCAGCAGGAACTTATGTAAATATATCAACTGGGACACAGCAAACATTGGGGACTGTAGCAGTTGTAAATAATATTGTTACAGGTACTCTTGCCGCATCGGGAACAACAACGGGAGTAGGGGTTGTTTCTGCATTAACTGTCGGCACAATTGGAGGTAAGGCAGCTTCAGGAGTCGCAGCAGTAGCTAATCCTGTATTAATTGCTGGTACTGACAGTGGCGGGACTGTTTATGTTCCGCTAGTCACAACAGGTGGGATATTGGCGGCTAATATGCCAACAGGAACGGTAACTACAGGTACGATACTATCATCAGGCACAACTACAGGAGTTGGAGTAGTAAGCAATTTAACAAACGGATCTATAAATGTCTTAACAGGAACTATAACTACAGGTTCTTTAACTAATTTAGCTATGCTTCATGGAGGAACGGTTAATGCCAGTCTCGTTTCTTCAACTGGAACAATTCCTCTTGTAACTACAGTATCTAACTTAACTAACGGTTCGATTAACGTTTTAACAGGAACTACAACTTTAGTTTCAACGATTACGACTTTATCTAATTTGACAAATGGTAGTGTAAATATTCTAACGGGAACAATTCAAAGTGCAGGCACCACAACTGGTGTTGGGGTAGTGTCAAATTTAACTAATGGATCAATAAATGTTTTAACAGGGACACAACAGCTTCTTGGAACAATGCAACTTGGAACAGTAAAAATAAATGCAACTCCAGCAGGAAGTTCACCTTTAACTACTCATACTTTAGGAACGGCTGGGGCTGCCGCTTTTTGGGGAAGTTTAGTTGCACCAGCTGGAGCAGGAACGATACTTTACATGGCTGGGTTATCTATCGTTGTTCATTCTGGAACACCTGAAGTCGCAATTACTGATAATGTTGCAGGATCAACTGGAGCTGGAGTATTTGCAAGAGGGGTATTTGTCCCATCAGCTGGTATCGCAAGAGATTTTAATCCTGTAATTCCAACTGTTGCAAATGGAACGATTGCTTATTTAATAAATGGAGGAACTGCTAGTTTAACAGTTAATTATTGGGCAGCTCCTTAATATGATAAGTTATTAGAAAGGAGTATAACTATGGCAAATATAGATAAGATTAAACTTCCTAAATCCATTACTAATAAATATACTCTTGAGAATGAGAGTTTTAAGCGTGAAATTAAATCTGATCCAAAAGATAAAATAGAAATAGAAATAGGCGATATGAAACAACTTGATTTCAAGCCACAGTTTAAAATAATGCGATGGGATAATGAGGTTAATTTCAGCATAAGAGGTGAAGAAAATGTACTAGGAACAGTAGACTTTCAAGGAGAGAAGATTAAGTATAAAACGCAAGATTATGAAATTCATCTTTACGATAAGCCTGGAGCTTCAAAAGACGGAGGATTTGAGTTTGAATGGGTACTTCTTAAAAAACCCCCAACAAATATTGTTAAAGCTACAATCGAAACTAAAGACCTAAACTTCTTTTTTCAACCTCCTCTTACTCAAAGCGAGATAGATGAGGGATGTATAAGAGTAGGAAGCGTGGTTAATTCTTATGCGGTTTATCATAAGAGTAAAGGAAATATTAATCTAACATCCGAAAAAGATTATAAGGTAGGAAAGGCCTTTCATATCTACAGGCCAAAAGCTATAGATGCAAATGGAGTAGAAACATGGGGAGAATTAAATATAGACGAAATTAATAAAACATTAACGGTTCTTTTAGATCAGACTTTTTTAGACATTGCTTTATATCCAGTAACAATTGATCCCACTTTTGGCTATACTTCAGTTGGGGCAACAGAAGATGGTAATTTTCAGACTATAGCAAATACTGTAACACCTGCTGGGACTGGAAACGCAGATAATGAAAATTTTTATATTTATTGTGATAGTGGGTCTCATACTTTTAAGGGAGCCGTGTGGGATGATGCCTCTGGAACTCCTGGCAATAGGGATATATTAGGAGCAGTATCTGGAACTATTCCTATTGGAGTAGGGGCTGTTAGTTGGGTGGTGTCAAACTTTGCTTCAGAAGCGTTTGTTGTTGAGACACTTCATCCAGGAGTAACGGTTGATAGCTCAACCACTAATTTATTTTCAGCTTTCTATGATACAACAACTGGGACTAACGCATTTGAGAACGTAGGAACAGGGGTACCTGCCAATCCGTTTGGGGCCGCAACAACAAGAACCGGTAGGTCTTATTCTAATTATGTTAATTACACAGCCGCAGGAGCAGCAGTTTTTATTCCTCGATTATCTTTATTAAGAGTTGGTTGACCTTGACAAAAATAAAATTATAAATTACACTATTACAAGTTAGATTACGTGCAGATTATAATGCGCCGATAGGGCGCATTTTTTTATGGGAGGCAGACGCCTCCAAAACGTTCTTGTGAACACGCTTTATAACTTCACAACAAGGAAAGGAGGTGGATATACTTAAACATACAGTAATTAAATATGGATGACTTTTTTGAAGATAAAAACAAAACAGATGAAACCCCAAAAGTTAAGGTAGGTGATAAGGAATATACCCAGGATGAACTATCAGGTTTGGTAGGACTTGGCGAGACTGCTAAAGAATATGAAACAAAGTGGAATAGACCAATTAAAGAATTTTATCCTGACTATACTAAAAAATCTCAGAGACTGGCTGAATTGGAAAGAAAAGAGGCGGAAAGAGCCCAGATTGCAGAAGAGCAACTTAAAAGAGAACAAGTGGATAAAGACAAGGAATTAGCTGAAAGACAGGAGGCTGGAAAACTGACTCCAGAAGAACAACGCTCATTTGCCATAAAACAAGCTAAAGAGTTGGGTTTAGTAACCAGAGAGGAATTTGAGTCTGAAGTCGATAAGAGAGTAGCAAGATATAGAACAGGTGAGAAGCTAATTGATGACACCAGAGTCGCAATAGATGAGTTTAAAGAGAAATACGGGGTTAATTCAACAGTTGATGATGTCTTGAAATATATGGATGAGAATGGATTTAGAAAACCGGAGAAGGCTTTAAAGGATATGTTCGAGCCACAAGTAGACAAGTGGAAAGAAGAGCAGATCAAGAAATTAAGGCCAGAGGGATTCTTCTCACAGGATACAGGCACAGCAGGGGCAAAAGAACCTCCTAAAAGAGAGCCTATCACAAAAGACAAACTCAAGGAAGCGATTAGAAATTCTCTATTTCGCTCAAGAGGGATTTAATCTATGCCTATAAAGAACTCAAATTTATTGGAGGGAGGGGGTGACAATATATGCCAAATTTACTTTTGTCGGATATAGTAGCAACCTTAAAGGAGGTTCTGCTTCCCTATGTCCAAGATAATTTTCCCAAGAAAACCATTCTTCTTGACCAGATGAAGAGGGACTCTGATACGTTGGTTATGAACGATGAGTTTTTGGCTCCAGTCTACACAACCCGACATGGTGGAGTGGCCAACCTTGCAAATGACGGTGGAACCGTTGTTTCTTCAGGAGGCCGTGACACATCGAGGGCAACCGTTTCGGTTGAGATTGTAACTGGCGCTTTGAACATTTCCAAGCTAGCTATAGATGCTTCCAAGAGCAATGCCTTAGCTGTCCAAAACTCTCTACAGGCGCAGACGGAAACCTTAACAAAGGATTTCGCAAGACATGTTAATAGGCAACTGTACGGTGGTGGGGATGGGGTTGTTTCGAAGGTTCGAACAACTGGCGGCTCTGTTGGAACAGGCACTATCGCTGTTGAAGCGATTGCCACTTCCGAAGCAGGATATGGAACGATTGACGATGGTCGAGCTGTGGACTACTATGGTACGATAAATGGCGACATTTCTCCAACCAAGTACTTTGCAGTAGATCAGGTCATCGGTGTTGGAACAGCAGCAGCAGCCATAGGTACGATAACAGGGGTAACTGGAACTGCAATCGTATCGGGGGCTCCAACTGCAATAGTAACAGCCGCAGACGATGCGGTGTACATAATTGACGGGGGTGGGGCAGGTGCTGGAACTTCAGAAATTCTGGGTATCCGTGCGGCCTTATCTTCTTCAACAGGTACATCAACGTATGCGGGATTGGCTCGAAACACAGTTGGATGGACTCCAAGTTTCGGGTCTGCTTCAGCGGCACTCACTTTAGCAAGACTTGAAACTATGGACGGGGATGTTCAGGAGTATGCAGACGCACAGGATAAGTACATAATCTTGGTAAATAAGACTCTTTACAGAAAGTATGGCGATCTTTTGACCGCTATGCGAAGAACTGTAAATCAGGCGGATTTACTGGGAGGTTGGAAAGGCTTGGAGTTCGCAGCGGGTGGAAATGTCGTTGGAGTATTTAGAGACTATGACGTTCCAGATGGAGAGGTTTTACTCATAAACCTTGACACTTGGAAGATTACGCAGGTTTCAGATACAAGCTGGATGGAAGACCCATCAGGCGGAGGACTTCTGCGATTGCAGAATACCTTACAATATCAAGCAGTAATGCACTGGTTTGTGAACGCTTTGTGTCTTGCTCCGGCAGCTAACGCAAAGGAAACCCGAAAATCGGCGTAAGCTTTTTGGTGGTTTGAGCTTGATCAAACCACTATTTATAACTTACTAATCTACGGAGGGTTGGTAGGTTATAAATGAAAACAAAACCAGATTACATTTCACCAGAGGATCATAAGTTCATGGAACAAAATCCTTATGGGGACACAAACTTTTCCAAAGAGCATAATGACAGAGTAATTAAAGAGGTTAACGACTGGAATGACAGGATGGACAGAAAAAGAGAGAGGGATTATAAGAGCAAAACAAAAGAGAGGACAGATGCGGTAGTTCAATATCTGCAACAAATAAAAGACGGAAAAGGCGTAACGTCAGTCGAAAAATATTTCGGTAAACGATATTTAGCTTATTTGAGAGGGCAGGAAATAGTTAGTAAGTTAAAGGCAAATCCTGCTTTAGTTGAGAAATTAAAAAACAGAATGTTGAAAAAAGGTGTATTACAACCTTTATAAGAACACTATGTACACATACGAAAATCATGGAGATAAAGTTCGTGAGGGAATAAGAAATATGTCTATTGAAAAGAAAAAACAATGGATAGAAAATAATAGTAAATATCATATAGAAGGATGGAAATTAAGAAAAGAAAAAGGGTGGATTCCAAAAGAAAAAAAGATAAAAAAGATACATAAATATTCATATAAATATAAATATAGAACTTTAGAATTGTTGGAAAAGAAAAGATTTACTAACCAAAGATATAGGGCAAGAAAAAAAATGGTTATGGGAAGTCATACATTTAACGAGTGGTTGTTATTAAAGGCATATTATCAATATATGTGCTTATGTTGTAAGAGGCAAGAACCTGAGATCAAATTAACCGAAGATCATATAATGCCTTTGAGCATGGGAGGCTCAGATGCCATAGAGAATATACAGCCTTTATGTGTTTCTTGTAATACTAGAAAACATGCAAAGTTTATATCTTACTTGCCTATAAATTATAAAACTTTAGATTATAGGAAAGAGGAGGTGAAAATTCATTAAATTGAATTATATATGAGAGATCCATTTAGAAACTTTAATCAGTATAAAATAGATCCATTGTCGGAGATCCGAAACGCTGGTATCGTTACAAACGGCTCGGTCTTTTGGGTATCTTCGGTATCTGACTCTGACCATAGAGTGAGATTAGATGATTTAGGAGAAGGAGACGTTAAACTCTCTCTTCAGGCGGCAGTTGATGTAGCCAGATCAGATAGGAATGACTACGTTTTAGTTATCCCAACTGACGGAGGAACGGCAAGACGGCTTGGCACAGCCCTTGATGTCAATGAAGATAGGGTTCATATCCTGGGAGTTGGTTATAAGCCAGGAGGCCAAAGCTATTCGGGTTTGACTTTTGACGGCTTTGGATCGGCAGCTGGCATGGATACTGAATTGGTTTACGTTAGCGGCGCTGGAGTTGAGATTGGCGGACTTAGATTTCTCGGAACTTCAGGCACTAACGCCAACGGGACAATTACTGGAGACTTTCGAGCAGGAACAGCCTCTTCAGGCACACCTCACGATTTGTGGCTACATGATCTTGCGATTGAAAGCAACGTAACTACGGCAACATTGGGTGGAACTGCACCAATTCTTGAAATCGTTGGAGATGTGGCAACGGGAATAAGAAACATCAGACTTGAGAGATGTTGGGTTGGCAATGTCAATATAGCCCCCACCCCAGTTGTCAATATGTCAGGAACGGCAGGCCCATCGAGAGCAGAGTTCGTAGACTGTACATTCGTGATGGATGCGCAGGCAGCAGGAAATGCCTTCTTCACTGGTGGAACGGGTAATATAGAGTATATGTTACTTGAAAGATGTAAATTCTTTAATATAGAGAGCGGTACTCTTAATTCCTCAGTCTATAGCGGAGCAGCAGGAGCAGACACTCCTGTTTTGTTCAAAGACTGCACGGCTGTAAATGTAACACAGGTAGGAACGGGAGCAAGTATGTATAAGGCTCCGGCCTTGTCAGGGACAGCAGCAGCGATAAGTGATTATGCGATAGCGATAGGATCAGCTGCCCTAATTCCTGCATGATGAGTCAATATCGTTTGACTTTCTTGTTCGGGATGTGCTAGTATTATGGGTGGGAGTAGGGCTAGTACTATTCCCACCTTAACTAGCTATGGATAAAATTCCACAACTTAGATCGCTTTTTTTCTACGGTTCGATCAATGAAAACTGGTTAGGACACCAGATGGCTGAAATACTTCGGGATCAAATCTACAGACCATATCTACCTTTAACTAAAGAAAATACTCTAGCTCTTGACATTGGAGCAAACATAGGATTAGTCAGTATTTATCTATCACCATATTTTGAGAGAATAATCGCTCTTGAACCTTCACAACTTCATTTTGACGCTTTTGTCAGAAATATGCAAAGCAATAATATAACTAACGTCAAACCCATTCAAAAAGCTCTTTATATAAAAGAAGGAAAATATCCTTTTGGCGGGCCTTTGAATAATCGAACCATGAGAAGTTTGCATATGTCAACGTGGGAAAATAGGAAGCCCGATGAAGTGGTTGAGACGATAACATTTGACAGATTATTTGATAATGAAAGTATAGAGCATGTTGATCTGTTGAAACTAGATATCGAAGGAACGGAAGTGGAGGTTTTGTCGGGTGAAGGATTTAAAAAAGTAGCCTCAAAAATTGACACTATTGTCGGCGAGAGTCATCATTTTACAGGTCGTCATCCTAATCAGTTGGTTGAGGCTTTGAGAAATAACGGATTTGAAACAACTAAAACGCCAATTTCTCAAGCGTCTGATCTATTTGTTGCAAAAAGAAAATGAACAAAATCTCTTTTCACCATCCTAAGATAGAAAATGATAAAAGAATATCCTATTTTACGCCTGCTGGGTCTGCGTATCAAAAGCTAATTACAGACATGATCTCGGAAATTTTTATAGGTGAACAGTACAAACGGGGTAAAGTCAAAAAAGACATGGTGATTATGGACGTTGGGGCAAACATAGGATTGGCTTCTTTATATTTCAAAGACTGGGCTAAGGTAATTTATGCCCTTGAGCCTAATCCAAAAAACTATGAGTGTTTAGTTGAGAATACAAAGGCGTATCCGCATATAAAACCATTTAATGTGGGGCTTGTTGCAAGATCCTCTGTTGAATATTTAAGAACAAATGGAGAATATCCTATTGCCGAGAGCTTATTTGGCGAGGGATCAATCACCGAGACGGTAAACATGGTATCTATAGACCAATTTATGAGGGAACAGAATATAGAGCATGTAGATTTACTGAAGTTTGATACTGAAGGCGCAGAATATATCGTTTTTCCAAGTGAGGGATTTAGTAAAGTGGCATCGAAGATAGACTACATCATAGGCGAGGCTCACTATTTTGCCAAACTTATTCCAGACTATATTCCTGTGATTTTAAAAGATGCAGGTTTTGAAACGGAGTGGTTGCCGATTAGAAA